TCGACGGCAAATATTACACCTCGAAAGCGGCTTTCCGGGCCGTCGGCCGCGCGCTCGGATTGACCGAGGTTGGCAACGAGAAGCCGCGGCCGAAACAACGATCGGCGACAGCACACGAGCAGCGCGTCGCGCGCCGGCGCGTGGTCAAGGACGCGATCGAGAAAGTTCGGGCAGGACATTATGAACGACATCACCACTCCGACGGCAGACGCCGGCAGCCCGCCGCCGAGCGTCCCGACCGAAGTAACGATACCTGAGCAGTCGCCGGAGCCGCAGCACGGCAGCACTGGCGTCCAGGCTCCGGACAAGTCGGCCGAGCAGATCGCGCATGAGCGCACCGCTGGCCGGCGCGAGGCGATCGAGCGCGCGTTCGCCAAGTCGGCCGCCGCACAGGAGGGCAAAAAGGCTGCCGAGGAGGACGGGAAAACCCCCGGTGAGGATCGGGGAAAAGGGGAGGAAAAATCTGCGCAGCCGCGCGAGAAGGGTCGTTTTGTTTCGTCCAAGCCGACCGCAGGAGTACCGGCCGACGAGGACGGAAGGCAGCCGGCGGAGACGCAACAACCCAGCAAGCACGCTCCGCTGGCTGCCGATGCTCCTTATCGCGACGCCCCACCGCGCTTCAGCGAGGCGGCCAGGGCGGACTGGGACGCGGTGCCGGAGAGCGTGCGCGGGGCGACGCATCAGGCGTTCCAGCAATACGAGCGCGGCATCCAGCAGTATCGCGCGGGCGCAGAGGCGTTCCACGAGCTGCGCGAGTTCCACGACATGGCGCAGAAGAGCGGCACCACCATCAAGGACGCGCTCACCAACTACACCGGCATCGAAAAGCAGCTGCGCTCGGACCTGTTCGGCGGCATCGACCTGATCATCAACAACATGCAGCTGCGCGGCCCGAACGGCGGACGCTACAGCGTCTACGACTTCGCGCGCGACGTGCTGCGGCTGACCCCGGAGCAGCACCGGCTGGTGCAGCAGCAGAACCATTCACAGGCGCAGAACCTGCAGATCGGCAAACTTCATCAGCAGATGGAGAGGCTTGCTACCGGCTTTCAGCACATGCAATATCAGCAGGAGTTCAAGAGCACGCGCTCGGTGATCGACAAGTTCGCCGACACGCATCCCGGCTTCGATGATCGTCTCGACCTCATCAAGCAGGAGATGGATCTTGGATGGCCGCTCAATGCTGCGTATGAGCGCGCCATGAGGCTCCGGCCCGATGGGCCGACACGACGATCCGGCAACGGATCAACACATGCGGCTCAGACCCGCGACACGACGGCTCAGACCCGATCAGACGAGGTCGATCGCTCGATCTCCGGTGCCCCGAACGGCGGCACCCCTGCATCGCAGCCGCGCGACGCCCGCAAGAAGGTGTCGTCCCGCGACGCGCTCAAGTCTGCATTTCGCAAAGTCAGATCGGGAGTCTAGTCAATGCCTAACGTCACCACGGACGTCAATTATCAACAGGTCCTGTCGATGGCGCTCGAAGAGCGCTCATCGTCCTACGAGGATCTCGTCTCCAACAACAACGCTCTGCTTGCGCTGATGCGCAAGAAGGGACTGTGGCGGACCTACTCCGGCCCGCGCATCCGCCAGACGCTGCAGATCGGCAAGGCCGATGCGCAGTGGTACTCGGGATACGATCAGCTGCTGAACCCCGCGATCGACATCTTCAATGACGCCTTCTTCTCTCCGAAGATGGTCGTCGTTCCCATCATCCTGTCCATGCAGGAGATTTTGAACAACGAGGGCGAGAGCCAGATCATGGATACTCTCGAATCGTACATGGACGCCGCCGAGCGATCGCTGGAAGATTCCATGGACGTTGCAATGTACAGCGCGGGGACGGCGAACGGCGGCAAGCAATTGACCGGGCTCGCAACCGCGGTGCCGGTGCTGCCGAACACCGGGGTCTATGGCGGCATCGATCGCGGTCTTAATGCGATCTGGCGCACCAAGACCTACGATCCGAGCAGTGGTGCCGGCTCCGAGACGTGGCCGGCAGCGCTTGGTACGCAGGTGTCCTCGACCACGATCCGCCCGCAACTCAACTACATCATGACCAAGCAGTCGCGCGGTCGAAGCTATGCCGACCTGCTGCTGATGAGCGCCGAGCATTATGCGGCTTACGATGCCGCGACGGTCGCGATTCAGCGGCAGACCAATGAAAGCACGCTCGGCAAGCTCGGCTTCTCGACGCTCGAATACATCGGCGGTGGCAAGCGTGCGGAGATCGTGCTCGACGGCGGCATCGGCTCGAACATGCCCGCCGACACGACATTTGGGCTGAACACCGACAGCTTCCGCCTGCGCTACAATGCCAACCGCAACTTCGACAAGCTGTTCAAGGGCGACGGGCAGATGCCGATCGACAAGGATGCAATCGCACAGTTCATTGGCTGGATGGGAGAACTTACGGTTGTAAATCCGATGTTCAACTGGAGGTTCCGCGACAGCAATCCTGCCGCGTAACGATCAACCCCTGGAGGCTGGCCAGCGCTTGGCCGGCCTCCAAATTCCAGGAGAAGGGTGCATGGCTAAACAGGATGCCGGCCTCACGCCGCTGTTCAAGAACATCGCAATGAAGAACCCCGGCAAGAGCACGGCTGCCGGCCGGCCGATCTTCGACGACGTCGAGGTGGTGGAAATCCGCTTCGCCGGTACGCGCGACTGCTACGTGTTCCCGTCAACGGAGTATTCACACTTCGAGGACGACGAGGAAACCGGCGAACGGCGCAGGATCACCTACGCGGAGCGCTGGCCCAGGCAGTATCAGCAATTCAAGGCGAAGACGGCGCAGACCAAGGAAGGGACGCCGCTCGACTATCTGCCGTTCCTCACAGAGGGCAAACGCGCCGAGCTGCGCGCGCTCTCGATCTACACCGCGGAAGCACTTGCTGAACTGGACGGGCAGCCGCTGAAGAACCTTGGGATGGGCGGACGCGACCTGAAAAATCTTGCTATCGATTATCTCGCGTCGAGCGACCACAACGCCGTGGTCATGCGCATGCAGCAACAGATCGAGGCGCTCTCCGCAAAACTCAGCGTAGCGCAGGAGGAACGCCAATATCTGGCTGCCCCGCCCAAGCCGGAGCCGGAAAAGCCGCTGCCGCCGGATGACGACGATGACGACGAGGAAGATAACGAGGACGAAGACGGCGAGGGCGAGCCGAAGGTCGCGGCGTCGGCCAACGTCAGCGAAGAGTTCGTTGGCATGAACCGCGCCCAGTTGCGCGCCTTCATCGCCGAGACGACGGGAAAAAAACCGATCGGCAACCCGTCGATTAAGACGCTGCTGCGCATGGCAGAGGACGCGAGGGCTTGATCCATGACGGTCCAGTCGGTGGTGAAGGAAGTCTGCGCCGTCGTCGGCGTGCGACCGCCGCCCGGATCGATCTTCCTGTTACCGACGCAGGACCGCACCATGTGGGAGATGGTCCAGCTCGCCAACGAGATGGCGCAGCGTATCGCCTACGATACGCGCGAATGGCAGGCGCTGCGCGAGATTGCGGTTTTTTCCGGTGATGGCAGCACGACTGCGTTCCCTCTGCCGGCCAACTGGCAGCGCATGCTCAAGACGTCGGAAATCTATTCGACCGCGCAACCAACGCTGCCGCTGACCTTCATCTCTGATCCGGATGAATGGCTGACCGACGAGATGAACGGTTGGACCGATCCAGGCGGAGCGTGGACCATTTACGGCGACCAGCTGCATGTTCGCCCGGCTCCAGCTGCCGGCGTGCAGCTGAAATGTTGGTACCTGCAGAAGAACTGCGTCGTCCTGGCCGGTGGCGGCTATGGTGATGCCTTCCTCGTCGACGCCGACACCTTCCGCTTGCCCGAGCGTCTGCTCAAGCTCGGGATGATCTGGCAGTGGAAGGCCAACAAGGGCGGCACCTACGCGGAGGACATCGCGAACTACGAGGACGCGCTGACGCAGGTCATGGGATCGGACAAGCCGTCGCCGATCCTGGTCGGGCGGCAGACCTTAAGCGTTGCGGCGAACCAGAGCTATCCGTTTCTGACCCCGAGCGCGCCTGAGACGCCGTACCCATGAGCAACCGCTCGTTGCCGCACTACCGCGCGTTCCGGCGCTTCGCCGCGCCGGGGCAGGTACAAATGCAGGTCCTGCCGAAGACCTTGCCGGCACCGCTGCGCGGCCTGATCCTGAACGAAAAC